CGGCAGGCCGCCAGATCAATGGCGCCGATGATGATGCCGGTCGCCAGCAGCCCCACCAGGCAGCGGAGCAAATAGCTGCGCTCGGTGGTGCTGGTCATTTGCCTTCCAGCTTGCTGACACGCTGCTCAACGCCACTGAGCCGACCAAAGAACTCCTTGCGGTCGTCCTTGATGTCGGTATGCAACATCGAAAGTTGAGTGGCGATATTTTCAACGCCTGCGGTGAGCCTGATTACTGCATCGCGGGCTTCATCGTTGCGGCGGGTGAAACCCATCGCGCCAAGGGCCGCCACGCTGATCGAAGCCCCCGCTATTGCAGCAATCACTTCGATCACAACCCGTTGCGGCTCTAGCAGCAGCCTATGGATCAGGCGCCTGTGGCAGCACCACCAGCGATGGTGACATCAACCGGCTGCAGCCCTAGCTCCGCGTCGATGGTGCCATCAGATCCGAGCGTTACGGTGACGTTGACGTAGCCGATGCTGAAATGTTCTTCTTCTGGTGCGGCGATGTAACGCCAGCGGGTGTTGGTTGGTACCACGTTGCCGGTGAAGGTGTGACCCTTCCATACAATTGCAGGCAGCTGGAAGCTGCGGTAGCCGCCACCCTGGAACTGGAAGTGTTGGCGGATCAGGCTTGCTTCAGCGTCAGTTAGTGCGGTGTAGCCGAGCGTCAGCTGGTAGTTCTGCGGCGTGGCGCTGTGCATGAAACGCACGATGCCAGCACTGATGCTGGGCTCCTCCGTCAGCGGGAATAGCCCGAAGTCGTAGCTGCGGGTAGCAGGCTCCAGCTCAGGGAATGTGGCCATTAATTTTGAAGCGAAATAACGCTACTGGAGACTGAGAAAGTTCCACCGGTTGAGCTGACATCGCTGCCGAAATCGACATAGCAAACCAAAGCATCAGCGCTGCTGGCGCCTCCTAAGGATTTGTAGATCACCAGCGCTCGTGCGGTGATGGTGCTGCTGGCCCAGGATACTGCGGCAAACGAAAGCGTTACCTTGTCGTTGGCAGTGTCTTTGGTTACCGTGCAGGCAGTTGTGACACCGCCAGCGGTATAGCCGGTGCCGCTCACTTCATTGGTTACGTCATCGCGCTTGTCATGCGTGTCTTTGTTCGGCGTGTAGGTGCTGGTGACCAGCATCGCCTTAAAGGTATTGGTGTCGAAGTCGATGTTGTTGCGCGCCATGTCGTCAATGGCTGAGTTGTAGATCAGGGATGCCATGGGGTGATATGCGTTGGGGTAAGTCTAAACGGCAACTTTGCGGAAAGCGCGAACGGCTCTGGTGCCGGTCTTGTTGCTGCTGGGGGCAAAGCTTTGAATGCCATCAGTGAATGCCATGTGCCAAGCGCGAGTTACCGTGGTGTATTCCGAAGATGACCAGTAAGTGCTGGCGGCAAATGCTTCGGCTCCACCGCTTTGGAAATCTGCAAGTGAAGTCCGCGCAGGCGTACCAGCGCTGCGAGTTGCTGTGCGCTTAGGCACTGAATACGAATTAATTCCGAATGAAGTGCTGTTGCTTGTAGTGTCAGGCTTAAGATTTTCGTAGGCGATATCTAACTCATCCAGCGCCGGCAAATACCAGTCGCTGTATCCACCAATTGTCAAGCCTTCACAAAATTCCGCTGCTGGATGGCTAGCGTTATTCATGTTGGCTGAGTTTGCGGCACCATCAAAAGTGCTGCTTGTGCCAGTCGTCCCGGTAGCAGTGGTTTTCCACTGTTTATTAGCGCTACCAGTTGCCATTGGCGCCACAATCAATGCGTGGGTGGCAACGCCATTGGCCGTGTGGCTGATGTATCCAGCAAAGAAACCTCCTTGATAAGCATCACCAATAGCAAGGCTTGGCGCGCCACCGGTAGCGGTACCAGCTGCCAGGGTAACTGACACCGTTAGATCAAGTCCAGCACTGCTGTTATCCGCAACCACACCACCTTCGATGGATGCGGTAACGGTCAGATCAGCGCCTGTGGCGTCGCCAGATACTGATGCAATGCCTGCTGCCAGGCTTACCGATACAGTGAACTCAGCACCATTCACGTTGGCGCCTTCTGGTGGGATCGTGACTAGCTCAACGCTTACTGTGTAACGCTGAGTGCCGGGGATGTCTTCAACCTGTGGCGCGCTGCCGTAGATCCAGCTGTAGCCAGTTGGCGTGAAATATGACGGCGTGGTCATCCCACTGAGCAAGCTGCTGGGGATGAAGAATGACAAGAACCGCCCTTGCTGGCCGATGTAGTGGCTGCGGATGCTGAGCATCTCCGATTCAGTAAGCCCTATAAACGTCAGGCGTAGCTGCTGCTCAATGATGACGTTGCTGGTCATCACTCGAACCTGCAACCCATTCAGCGTTGAGATCTCCGAATGCGGATGCCGCCCTGGCGTAAAGGTGCGGCTGGATGGTGTCAGCGTGGGAAAGGTTGCCATATTTATACAGGGGTAAATATGTTCTCAAGTCCAAATCCAAGGCCGCCTGAAGCACTAGTATAAACATTTATTTGGAGCCAATAGCTAAATCCATCACCAATAACAGCGGTATAAATCTCAACGGTTCTGGTGCCGCATTGATCTCCTGGAACAGGCGTGGTTTTCTCATACAGCCCCCAGCATGGGCCGTCAACGTAGCCAACGGATGAAGGAACAACAGCCGGAGGTGTTGCTACGCATTCTCCGCCAATAAAGGCATAGCCCTGAAGAGTCCCACCAGATCCAGTTACTTTTGTAGTCCACGATCCAGGCGTCCATGTATTAGGAACTGGCCCAGGTGCGGGGCTGCCGTCAAACGGCAATATGGGTTCAAGTCCTTCGGGAGCGTCTGGCGGATAATACGGATCGCCTGGTTTCGGGTAATCCTTAAAAGGATCAGGCGGTTCCTCTTGAGGATTAAGAGGATCTGGGGGATTGTCCCCAGTGGGATCACCACTAGGGCCACCGCCGCCGCCGCCACCGCCGCCGCTGAAACCACCGCTAACGCCAGGGAAGTCAACCGGGGGCACTTCCGTTACGTCATTATCAAACGAGTCATCAGCAGGAATATCCCAATCGTCTGGGTCGAGGCTGGTGTCAGCGGGCACTGTGGTGTCGCTTGATGAGTTGACATCGCAGGTAATGCCACTCAAGCCAGTTGGCAGCACAAAGCCAGCGCCAACCGCTGCATTGACTTCTTGGGCGACCACACTGGCAAGGTTGGAATCAACCGGGAAGTGCGTCAGCTCCAGGCGCACCTCGCCGCTGATGCTCTTGCCAATCCGATCCACTTCGTAGAGGTAGTCGTGAACGCTGGCAGCGCCAGTTGATGGTGTGCGCTCAAGCCTTACGCGCACCAGATCACCAGCCGCCAGGGTTGGGTTGAACGCATCGGGCTTCACGCCAATCCGCAGCCGATGGGTGATGTGATTGCGCCTTGAGATGATGTAGGTGCCAACCTTCACCGCATGATTTTCTGATGCGCAGAACGCCGATAGGTCGTGTTGCTCAAATGGCCCATCAATAGCAGTGCCGGGGTAGCGCACTTCAGCAGTGCGTATCAACGGAATGCCTAGATCATCCTGCTGCCGCCACAGCACCATCGCTGCAAATGGCTTGCGATCTGCCAGCGATGTGTAGTCGATCTCAAAGGTGTCTGGGATGATGTGCTGCTCAGTGAACGTGAACTCCCAGGTCACTGCCGTGGTTTTGATGGTGCCGTTGGCATTGGTAGGCAGCAGCGGCGTTAGCGCCTCCTTGCCAGCTACTCTCGCCATTCGCAGCAGGAAATATTGCAGGTTGCGGCCGATCCAATCGCGCAGGTTGGTTGAGGCGTTGATCGAGCCGTTGAACCAAAAGCCGTTGACGTTGGTGAAGGTTGCTGCTGCTAAGAAACTACCGGATGCGTCAATCTGCGCATCAGGCACCCGTGAGCTGCTGCGCAGCAGGTAACGCAACAGATCCGCCACGTTGTTGCTGGGCCCGGTGACGCTATCGAGCAGCCGTGTGACATACAGCCCGCCGCGCACAAAGCAATGCACCTGGCGATTCCATTGCGTGATGCCGTTGGGGTAGGTGGCCTGAAATGCCAGCGTCGATAGCCCGGTGTAGGTGCCGCCAGTGCCGCAATAGGAGGGGCACTCTGGTGTGGTGTAACCAGACCTGGGCACGATGAAGTTGCCGGGGATGAAGGTGCCAGCTCGCTTGTTGTAGGTCTGACTAAAACTGCCAACGCGGCAGCTGCGCTGAAATACATCGCGCACCTGCAACGAGTCCATCGGGCCCTCACCTAGGACTAGGTGGTAAAAGCCGGTAACTTCGTTGGTGACGCTGTTTTGGAATCTGGCTTCAGTGGCAGCCGGACTAATCAGCACACCGCCAACACCACTGACGCGGCGGGCAAACACAATCGGGATCACCTCACCGATGACAGCGCCACGCTGCGATACATCAAGCGAGTTATTGCCTTGCGCTTCC